GAGAATGAAAATAGAACGGAACCTTTTCAAGGCGCGTCGGGGGCGACTCACCCGGTTCTTGCTGAAGCTGTTACTCAGTTTCAGGCGCTCGCTTATAAAGAGTTACTCCCAGCTGATGGACCAGTAAGAACACAAGTCATGGGTGCAACAAACCCTATGAAAGAACAACAGTCTCAGCGTGTTAAAGATTTCATGAACTATCAGTTGATGGATCAAATGAAAGAATATGAACCTGAGTTTGATCAAATGTTATTTTATTTACCTCTTGCAGGATCAACATTTAAAAAAGTTTATTACGATGATTTATTAGGTAGAGCTGTTTCTAAATTTGTACCAGCTGATGATTTAATCGTGCCATACACAGCAACATCACTACAAGATGCAACTTCTGTTTGTCATGTTATTAAAATGTCAGAAAATGATTTACGTAAACAACAAGTTAATGGTTTTTATTCTGATATAGAATTAAATAAACCAGTTGATGCAAATACAAATCAATTAAAACAAAAAGAATTAGAATTAGAAGGTTTAACTAAATCACAAAGAGTTGAACCTATGTATACATTATTAGAATTCCACGTAGACCTTGACTTAGAAGGTTTTGAAGACGTTGGCGCCGATGGCGAACCAACAGGAATAAAATTACCTTACATCGTTACAATCGAGCAAGGTAGTCGGAAAGTTTTGTCGATAAGACGAAACTTCGCGCCCAATGATCCATTGAAAAATAAGATCCAATATTTCGTCCATTTTAAATTTCTGCCAGGACTTGGATTTTATGGCCTTGGACTCATTCATATGATTGGCGGATTGAGCCGTACTGCAACTGCGGCTCTCCGTCAGTTATTAGACGCGGGAACATTATCAAATCTTCCGGCAGGATTTAAACAAAGAGGTGTCAGAGTAAAAGATGATGCTGCAAACATACAACCGGGTGAATTTAAAGATGTAGATACACCAGGAGGAAACTTAAAAGATGCATTTGTATTCTTACCGTATAAGGAACCTTCTGCTACATTATTGCAATTGATGGGAATAGTCGTTCAAGCAGGACAAAGATTCGCGTCGATTGCTGACATGCAAGTCGGTGACGGGAACCAATCAGCAGCTGTTGGTACGACTGTGGCCTTATTAGAGCGTGGCTCTCGGGTGATGTCAGCAATCCATAAAAGACTGTATGTTTCATTAAAATCAGAATTTAAATTACTTGCTAACATCTTTAAAACTTATTTACCTTCTGAGTATCCATACGATGTAGTAGGCGGACAAAGAAATATTAAAGTTAGAGATTTTGATGACAGAGTAGATATTCTACCTGTTGCTGATCCAAATATATTTTCAATGTCTCAAAGAGTTTCATTAGCACAAGCTGAATTACAATTAGCTATGTCTAATCCACAGATGCACAATTTATATATGTGTTATAGAAAAATGTACGAAGCATTAGGTGTAAAGGATATTGATAGAATATTACCACCACCTCCACCAAATCAACCAAAAGATCCAGCGATCGAACACATTGATGCAATGGGTATGAAACCTTTTCAAGCGTTTCCAGGTCAAGATCATAGAGCTCACATTACAGCTCACTTAAATTTTATGGCTAGTAACTTTGTTAGAAACAATCCTAGCATTACCGCAGCATTAGAAAAAAATATTATGGAGCATATATCATTGATGGCACAAGAACAGGTACAATTGGAATTTGCACAAGAGTTTCAAATGTTACCACAAATGCAACAAGCAGCTGTACAAAACCCACAAGTACAACAACAGCTACAACAAATATCACAAAAGATAGAAGCTAGAAAAGCTGTATTGATTGCAGATATGACTGAAGAGTTTTTAAAAGAAGAAAAAACAATTACATCTCAATTCGATCATGATCCACTACTTAAATTGAAACAAAGAGAAGTAGATTTAAAAGCAATGGAAGCTGAAAGAAAACAACAAGAGGTAGATGCAAGAATTAATTTAGACAAAGCTAAAATGGTTCAAAACAGAGAAATTACAGACGATAAATTAGAACAAAACGAAGATTTAGCTAATCTAAGAGCAGATACAGCAATTGAAAAATCATTAATATCTGCTGATGTTAAACTGACTTCAGATAAAATGAAGGCTAAAGATGTTAGAACCTTGAAAGGTCCTAAATCTTAGTATATATAAACCCTAGGAGAAAAATATGGCAAAAGAAGGCAAAGGATATAACCAGTCAATGTTCACTAACAAAGATGGTTATCTTACAGGCGGTAAAAAAATAAAAGTTCCTTCTCAGAACGTACATTTAGATCCAAGATCTAAAACAAGTATCAGAGGAAGAAACTATATTGCCCAAGGAGATACCAACACTGCTAGAGGATCTGGTGCAGCTAAAAAGCAAAAAGTAACTTGGTACTAATATGTGGTTGTCGGCAATTAAATTAGCCGTATCTGCAGGTAGTAAAATTTATGCTAACAAGCAGAAAACGAAGATGGCTATGTCAGAAGCACAGCTTATGCATGCTTCTCGTATGGCCGAAGGTAAGGAAGCTTACCAGGGAAAACTTTTAGAAGCCCGTCAGTCAGACTGGAAAGACGAGGCCGTCCTCATAATTCTCAGTTTGCCCGTCGTAATTTTGGCCTGGGCAGTGGTATCGGATGATCCGGGAGCCATGGACAAGGTAAAACTGTTCTTTGAGATGTTTTCGCAGCTTCCGTCATGGTTTACTAATCTTTGGATACTTGTAGTCGCGAGTATTTATGGTATAAAGGGAACACAAATTTTCAGAAATGGAAAAAAATAAGGAGCAAATATGAGAAATGATTTTGGAACAAGATATTCACCCCCAAGATTCCCATACAAAAAAGGGAAGTCTGTTTCTAAGAAAAAGAAACAAGGTTACGATGACAGATTAGATGAGTCTCTAGGGGCAAGACACGGCAAAAAATCTCAAAGTTACAAAGCTAGAAGAAAAGAATCTGAAGGCATGGAAAAAGCTATGGGAAGAAGAAAATATGCTGCTGTTAAGACTATGGATAAAAATCGTAGAAAAAAAGCATAAGGAAAAATTATGTCAATAGTTGGAATAGCGTTAAGAGGTTTTGGTAAAGCTTTAAAAAAAGGTAAAGTTTCACCAACTATTAAATCTGTTAAACCTAGTGTTGGAAAAACTAAACTTCAAAAAGATCTTTCAGACATCAAAAAACAAGGTAGAAAATCAATAGGTAAAATAAAAAAAGACCATATGAAAAATATGGCTCCTTTAGACAAAGCCCACTCAAACCTTCGTCAAAGTATTCAAAGACTGAAAGGTGAACCAGTAACTAAATCTGGATTTTCAAAAGCCAAAGATTTAAAAAAATGAGAACTTTTAGATCACCAAACGCAGGGCAAACATCTTTGACTTTGCAACACAGTACAAGTCCAGCATCTGGTTATAGACCACCTGCAGGACATAATGCGGATGGTTATACAAATGGTGGTGATAGAGTTGCTATGGCTAAAGGTGGAAGAGCTAAAAAGAACTGGATACAATCAGTAAATAAATCAATCAAAAAACGTGGAACTAAAGGAAAGTGTACACCTATTACAAAAAAAGGTTGCACTGGACGAGCAAAAGCGTTAGCAAAGACATTTAAGAAAATGGCTAAGAAAAGGAAATCGTAATGAAAATTGCAGAACGTAGACTACCACAGGAAGAACCAATGAGAGATAGAATGAAACAACCATTAAAAACAAAAGTTAAATATCCTGGTTCAAAAGTTAAAATACCTGTTTCAGAACGTAAGGGAAGAAACACTTTTAAAGCATCTTTTAAAGAAGTCCTTAAAGGTGGTAAAGAACATAAAAAATTTTTAGATAAGAAAAGAGTCGGTCGTAGTTCTGGTGGCCCTATTAAAGTTAGAGATATTGACGGAGACGGAAAAAAAGAAGGCTGGGAAATTGGTAGAGCTAAAGGTATGGCAAGAGGCATGGGAAAAAAATTAAAAATGAGAAAAAAACATAACATAGGTGGAAGAGCTAACTTACTAGAAGAAATGGGTCGTATCGATGCAAGAAAAAACCCTGATGCAGCAGACAGGGCTGAGAAAAGAAGAGTTATTGGAGAATTAAACAAAGGTT